AACAACTGAAGAATGGGTCATACCAGCAGACTCAACATTTGATCCACCAGACTGGTTTCAAGAAGGTGTTGACTTTGTTGTTTGGACAGAGGATCGTGGCACAGTGCAACGACCAGACCACGAGTGGCTATGGGTGGAAAAGGCATCTGACTATTACAGGTCAATGCAAACTCCGTTCACTCGTCAACTCAAGAAGAAGATCGTTATCAAGCAGCTTGATGAGTTGAAGAGCAACTTTGATCAGTTGTTTGAACTTGCGAGGAAGAACTTAGATGATCAATGAAGTCAGAGATGAAACACCAGAAGCAAAAACATTCAGACTGCTAAAACGATACGATCGACGTGCCATCGAGAAGGTAGTATCAGAGTTCAACTCTAAAAATCAAGCACTGCTCTTCTCAACAAAGCAAGACGAACTTGCACAGTCTGAGAAACGAGTAAGTGCCCTAAATGGTGATTTCAAATCTAAAGAAGAACGAACTGCTTACGAAGAAGTGTTTGCAAAGGAATGGCATTACAGATCGCAAATACGCAACAACCAAATCAAGCCAGTAGCGTATGAGGATGCAGTCGAGAAGCGAATTTGGAAGTATGGATGGACTTACGAGGAGTTTAAGCATGGATCCAAGTAGGTTGACAACCACTAAATAACAAAGTATCATAAATACATGTGCTGCTGGTGCAATGCCAGTTGACACGCGCAATCTCTCCTAAGAGATCCGGACGACCCATCCGACACGAGCCGATTAAGTTCGGTTTCGTGCTGAGTGTAGATTGGGGAATTTACAACTTACTACAACCTTAGGAGAACTATCAAATTGAACAAAGAACAAATTAAGGTCTGGACTATCTTATCCACGAAGCCATCCAAAACACTAGCCCAAATCAGAGAAGAGATTAGACTGCGGGAGACGCCAGAGTATCTTGCTGAGAAGGAGCGTCAACGCAAACAGTTACGAGAGAAGTCTATTGCTAAAGCAGTGATAACTATCGAAGAACGTAATCCTCATCTATCTCACGCTGAATGTGTCGATAAGGCAATACATTGGTACGACACTAAAGCAACCAAGCTCATCTAACCTATGAATAATTATAAGTATAACTTCAACATTGATAACTTAGCTGTCTATAAGAGAACTAAACGTGCCGTCGGGTTTGCTCACTGCATGATGAGTCGTTCTAAAGAGGTTGAGTTAAGTCAGATGTATCTCAACAGAGTGTTTGGTAGTCAGAATCATCCATTGAGTAACTACTTGAGGAGAACACTCCTGAAGACAACTAATGATCGATTCATCTTTGGTGTATCGAGTAAGTGTAAGATGTATGCGATTAATCCTGTGGGTGTTGAGCGATTGATGTCTGCGATGAAGTCATCTAGGCATCATACTATTAAAGATGTAGTCATCACTAATAACTCTTATTGTAGCATAAACGATAAATTAGCACTCGCAGTTGAGTTTGCAGTATCTGAATTTGGTGATGATCTTAACTCGCAGACCTTTAACTATAAGGATAAAGCTGGCAGACTTTGGCATCCAATGCAAAACGTAAAGAAGGAGGTCAAACGACCATTGTTAGCATCAGCTGGGCTATGCTACGAATACGACATTGAATGCTGTGCACCAACATTACTACTCCAATACGCAAAGCAACACGGAGTGAAGAAGACGCCAACTGTCGACGCTTACATTATTGATCGAACAACTGAACGCAATCGTATCGCAGAGGAACTCGAGATTGATGTTAAAGACGCGAAGCAGATCATTACATCACTATTCAGTGGTGCTCAAATTAGTAAATCTATCGCTGGTGTTCTTCTGCACGACACTGCGAAGGTCGAATGGCTCAAACAGGACGAGTTCATCGTCGAACTGAAGAAGGACATCGCTAAGATTTGGCAAGCACTTAAACCAGTTGTTGACTATCGCAACGAATCATCTAAGAAGCTATCATCTCGTATTAAGTGGGGAGTCTACTTCTCATTAGAGCGTAAAGTCCTCGACGTAGTTAGAACTCATCTGTGCGATACAAACAACAAACACTTCTTAGAACACGACGGGTGGACAGCATCAAAGCAGATGAATGTCGAAGACGTAATACAGATGATTAAGGAGAAGACATCATTTGAGGTGATGATAGAAGAACGAGTTAACGAAGGGACTGAGATCATTGCTTGCTTTTAACCATCAACATTTTAAGATGTTAGTCATCACTAATAACTCTTATTGTAGCATAAACGACAACCATTAAATACTAATACAATGAACCTAACCACCTTCCGTAAAGCAACCAAAGCTGAGTTCACTAAGATGACCGTGCAGCAGCGCAAAGAGTATCTCGAAAGTCTGCACAACTTCATCTACCGAGACGAAGAGAATCCCGCAGAATCAGTTCACCCGAAAAATCTCAGAGGAGCAAAACCAAATGCGTGAGGATCAGCTTGTTACAATCACTGATAGAAAGTTTGACACAGTATTTGACGATTGGTGTATAAACATTCACCGTGCTGTCTATCAACTGCATCAGAATGCTTACTTCTCAGAGACTACTCACTTCTATGTTATTGGTAGTGACTGCTCGCCAGATCGAGAGTTAGAAGTCATCAAAGGTATTCAAAAGATAGTCAGGAAACACCGAAAAACAGACATTGAGACTATTTTAGTAGGTTACGATACCAGCTATTTAAAACCACCTGTTTTGGAGGCGATTTTAGCTAAGATTCGTACTAAAAGAGCCTATAAAGACTTCAGTTTTAGTCAAATCACCGCCGCAAAAATGACTCAGTCCGTTGACACTTTACTGTATAACGACTACTACATACCAGATGTGATTTTTGTGGTGATACAACGATGAACTTCCTACTAAGCCCACTCGTTAAATACGGATTGATTGCTCTAGCTACAGCAGGAATCATCTTTGGCATCTATTACGCAGGTGGCCAGCGAGTTCAAGCAAAGTGGGATCTTGCAAAGCAAGAGATAAAAGAGAAGATCGTTATACAGAAAGTAATAGAAGAAAAGATCACAGAGAAGATAGTCGTCCAATACGTGGATAAGATCAAAGTCGTCAAAGAAAAGGGAGACATCATCTATGTCAAAGTGCCAGAATACATCACAGCTGAAGATAATGCTGCTTGCAACATTCGCAATGGCTTTGTGCGGCTGTGGAACGACGCAATCACTCAAACCATTTCCGGACCTGCCAACGAAACTGACAGAGCCGATGCCGGAATTAGTCTTACTCAAGTCGCAGAAAACCACACCATAAATACTACGACGTGCTTGATCTACAAAGAACGAGCGTTAGCTTGGGAACAGTGGGCTAAAGACCAAAAGGAATCCAATAAATGACCATAAACGAACGCAGGTATCTAAAAATGCTAATGAACGAGAATCGCTGGGATGAAGCATCATCCTGGATTGAAGATAAGAGGTCTCAGTCAACTTCGATTTACACACAATGGCTACGCGATGGAGAGTTCTTCTGGATTCAAGATGATAATAATCGAATCTTAGAACAGCGTGATTCGAATCACGAGAGACCGCAAATACTATGAAGTGGCGTACGCAGACATGGATGCAAGATAATTGGCGGTCATACATGGCCTGGCAATACACTGCCATCTGTCTCTATGACTTTATGCTTATGCCATCCTTTATGTTCTGGTGGGCTCACTTCACTAATACACCATACTTCCCTTGGACACCATTGACCTTACAAGGTGCTGGACTGTATCACATCAGTATGGGTGCTATCGTTACGGCGACAAGTTGGAGTAAGTCAAAAGAAAAGATCGCGTCGTCAAATGATGTTGAATCTAATCAACCGGCATAAATAATTATGTAGACGCCTAATGCCATTGGCTCTGCTCCAAAATTGAACTGCGTGTGCGTTAGAACTCCCTGGTCGACGGTCTGGTAAATTCCTTAACATGTTATTTTCCTTCGTATAACCTTAGACTATAGCAACTAACCGCGCAGCGATAACACGCTTAGACTAGTTGGATTTGGTCACCAATGTTTTCATTTTTACAAATCCTAAGAAAAAATAAGATGCCCCCTAGCCGTTGTGAAGCTTCGGGGCATTCTTATGAGTAAATAATCTATGCGTGTATTATCGTCGAGTATAAATAATAGTATAGATAGAGGAGATTAACAGATGAGTAAGCCAGCACCAACGATTATAACAGAAAAGATGAAGAAACTCTATGTAGTTCAGATTCTGAAAGCAGAAACATTATGGGTAATAACTTATCGAGACAAACCATTCTGTTTGAAATACGTTTATCCAATGAATGCGCCACAGGTCGGCGGCCCTAAATACCCTAAGACTGCTTATAACTCACCTGGACATGCGTATAATACAGCAGAGAAATTGAATGCGTTATTTGAGACTACTGACTTCGCAGTACGACAGATAGGTAATGATGCAGAAGTATAAATCAAAGTTAGAATCAACCTTCGCGAAAACATTTAATCTGCCATACGAATCTCATAAGATCAAATACGTAATCGACCACACGTATAATCCAGACTGGACGGTATCAGATAATGTTTTCATTGAGACAAAAGGTATTTTTGATTTTGAGGATCGACGAAAGACATTAGCAATTAAACAACAGCACCCAGACATTATCGTTGCGTTAGTATTTCAGAATCATAAAGCGAAGATCTATAAGGGGAGCCAGACAACTTATTCTGAATGGTGTGATAAACATTCAATAGAATGGTTTAGTAGTAAAGACTTAGATAGCATTAATCAATTTATAGAAAGACATAGAAATGACAAAAAGTGAAGTTAATAAAGCAAAAATAGCATTTCGGGCTCATAGAAGTGGCGCGTTTACTCGAGGAATCACATTTAATTTTTCATTTGAAGAATGGTTAGGAGTATGGATAATAAGTGGGCATTGGGATGAAAGAGGTCCTCATTCTGGTGAATACTGTATGAGTAGGTATGGCGATACTGGTCCATACGAATTGAAAAATGTGTTTATCCAACTGCATAGTAGTAATGTGTCACAAGGACAAATAGGAAAAAGAAAGGCTAGGGGAGAGTCCTGCGGACATAATAAGATCAAACAAGTCGACGCACTGACTATTAAGAATAGTAATAAATCTGCTAAAGAATTATCTAAAGAATTTAACGTGTCTGATACACTAATTCGAAAAATTAAAAAAGGTGTATTATGGACGTAGTCTGGTTCGACGCAAAAGATAATAACGCAATTCAGAAGTTTATAGAGAGGCATAAATTATGTCAGAAGCAATAAATAAAAGTAAGGTATGGAACTCGTTAGCAGACAACGAGTTAGATGACCTATCATCACATAGACTTAACTCAGTAGCAGTTGAGTTTATCTTAGATGAAGTAATTGAAAATGAATTAGATGAGGAGGATAACGATGACCCTACTGAAACACGGTAATAAGCAGTTCCAGGACTTTTGGAAAGAAATGACTCCCGAAGAGAAAGAAGAGCACCTCTTGCAGCGAGCGATCAAAAAAGAACGTAAAAAGTTAGCAAAGACTTTAGCAGAAGGCTATCGCGAAGTAGCTCAGTCTAAGAAGGAAGTAATGATTGCAGGCATCTGGAATGCGACCTTAAAGCAAATCGAGAAAGCACAGGACGGTGACACACAGGCCTACGTTGCAGTATTTGATCGTCACATTGAAAAGCCAACTGCTAACTTAGATGTTACAAGCAATGGTGAAACGATGACTATGCCAACGATCATCTTTAGTAGTGATGTATCAGACGAATGGAAAGATGAGTAGTAACACTTCCAACGTAACTCTTTGGGGAGCACAAACACAGATTTGGAATGCGATGTATCACTCAAAGAAGAATGTCCTCGCTGTTGTGCCAGTTGGCTCTGGTAAGTCGTTCTTAGCATCACTCTTCTTATCAATCGCAGCCACTACTCCGAAGATGCATCAAGGTCGTGACTTACTTTGTGTTGCTCCTACGTATGGCGAACTTGAACGTGCAATTTGGTCACCACTCAAGAAGACCTGTATGAATACGTTTGGGTTACAAGATGAGAAGAACATCAACAACTCAAAGAAGACCATCACATTTCAGAATGGCATCAAGATTTATTGTGTATCAGCAGAGACAGGGTTGAAGGGCATTAATGCATCAATCATCGTAGCTGACGAAGCAGCAGAATACAGCGAAGAGACATTGCAGGAACTAACAAATCGTATCAGACCTGCTGTCGGTGACCCTACCTCAGGTGGTCGAATGATCCTTATCTCAACACCAGAAGGTAAGAATGCGTTTTACAAGATGTATGAAGATGCTCGTGCTCACCCAGAAGATTGGATTGTTATTCATTTAGATTATAAGCAAATGAAATCACAATCAAAAGCCTGGATAGAAAAGCAGAAGTATCAATTATCGCCGCTCAAGTTTAAGAAAGACTTTGAATGCGACTGGGGCACAGTCGAGGACATGTTCTATTATGCCTGGAATAAACATTACATCTCTGACGATAATCTACATAAAATAGAAGATCGTAAAACTCAGCTGTATTCATTCCACGACTTTAATAAGAAATGTATGACTGCTATCGTCGCACAGGTTATTGGTCAAACTGGAACAGATAATGGTAGAATAGAAGTCCTCAAAAGTTACGCAATTGAATCGTGTTCAACAGAGCAATTAGCAATAAAGATTAAGTCTGACTTTATGAATAGATCAATACATACGATTATGGACATGTCTGGAGCACAAACTAATCGAGATACTACTTCGGCTTTTGGTGTTACAGATAAAACAATCTTAGAGAAACATGGATTTAGAGTTATTAATACTCGTAATGGTAATCCTCTCATTAGTGATACTGACAACTCCGCCAACGCATTTATTAACCAAGGACGATTATTAGTCCCTTACTACGAGAAGCAGCTTATTGAATCATTAGAAACTTATCATTATGAAGATGCATCACGCAAAGCATTAGTGAAATACAAGGAAGCAAATTTAATGCACATAGACGGACTTGGTGATTGCTTACGATACGGCATTCATCACTTGTTCCCTCTACGAAAAGAGTTTGTAAAGAGTGCTAATCCAGCTCGTTTTGGACATGGGTTAGCATAAGAACTAAATACACTATAAAAGGATTATCTCATGTCTGATCAAACAGAATACGATGCAATTACATCAAAAAATGTTCTCTTTACTGAGAATCAACCACGCTGGAAGTTCTTATTTGAATCATTTGTTGGCGGCGAGCAGTATCGAAATGGTAAGCATTTGAATCGGTACTTAAAAGAATCGGATGGTGAATACGAGGCACGTATTCGAGTTACTCCATTAGATAATCAATGCGCATCTATTATCAGTGTCTATAACTCATTCTTGTTTAGAGAATGTCCTGATCGTGAGTTTAACTCAATTGGCGGCATGGCTGAATTAGAAGACTTCCTAAAAGATTCGGATTTTGAGAATCGCAGTCTTGATCACTTTATGAAAGAAGTGTCTACCTGGGCTTGCGTATTTGGTCACTGCTGGGTTATGGTATCAAAGCCAGACATTGGTGCAATTACTCGTGCTGATGAAATTGCGGCTAATGTTCGTCCGTATGTTTCATTAATGACTCCATTAGTTGTTTTAGACTGGAACTGGACTCGTAATGCATCAGGACGTTATACTTTAGACTTATTTAAATACATTGAAGATTTAAACGGTAACATTCAAACTATTAAAGAATGGACATTATCAACTATTACTACATCTATTGTTGATACTTCTAAATTCAAAGTTTTAGCTAAAGAAGTTATCCCTAATAAGCTTGGTATGATCCCGGCTTTCTCTTGTTATAATGAACGAAGTGTTGTTCGTGGTATTGGCACTTCTGCTATTAATGACATTGCTGATGCACAACGATTTATCTACAATGCAACATCAGAAGTCGATCAATCAATTAGACTTAATACTCACCCGTCGCTTGTAGTTTGCACTGATGGTACAGATGTTGGCGTTGGTGCAGGTGGTGTTATTGAGATAAGCCGTGAATTACCGCCCGATTTAAAGCCTTATGTATTAACATTTGCGGTTACTGGTGTGCCTGACATCTATCTGTCTATTAGCGCAACTATTCAATCAATTGAGAAAATGGCTAATGTTGGCGCAGTTAGAGCAACTGAATCGAAAACATTATCGGGCGTCGCATTAGAAACTGAATTCCAATTACTTAATTCGAGGCTATCGAAGATGGCCGACAACTTAGAGTTAGCTGAAGAGCAAATCTGGAGATTATTCTGCTTCTACATGAATCAACCTTACAATGTTGAAGTTGATTATCCGGGATCATTTAACACTCGCGATACAGCATCTGAAATTAATCAACTCAAGACTGCTTCTGAAACTACACAGGATCCATTAGTTCAAGCAGCTATCGCAGCAGAGGTATTAGAATGGATGGATGTTGATGAAGATGAACTTGCGTTATTGCAAGCAAAAATTGCTACAGAAACAGTTACCCCAACAGATGTTATTATTGCTGATGATGTTACCGATAATAGCATAGAATAAATTGTTTTGGTATAAATAAACATTTATAGTAATACTACTTTTTCATAAAGGACAACTTCACCATGGAAGACAAGACATTGGGCGATTCAAACGAACAACATACTGACGAAGGTCAGGCAGCACCAAAAACTAAGGTATTCACACAAGAGGAAGTCAATGCAATCGTTGCTAAGGCAACGTCAAAGGTTACTCGTAAGTATGAAGACTTAGGCGATCCAGATGAACTTCGACAACTCAAAACTCAAGCAACAAAAACGCAAGAAGAATTAGCTTTGAAGCGTGGTGAGTTTGACAAAGTGCTACAAGAGAAGCTCTCCATTAAGGATCAAGAGATACAAAAACGAGACAACATCATCCGTGAGTATAAGATTGATACTCCTTTGCTACAAGCCGCAGCTGAATTCAAAACAGTGAATCCAGATCAAGTTCGTGCTTTGCTTAAAGGTCAAATCAAGCTTAATGAAACTGGTGAAGCAGAAGTGATTGATCAAAAAGGTGCGACACAATACAACGACAAAGGCGTTCCGCTTACGGTTCGTGATCTTGTGAAGCAGTTTGTAGATTCGAATCCTCACTTTGCTCAACCAGGCCCAGCAGGATCTAATTCTAGATCGTCGGTTGGACAAGGAACAAAAGATGTGGATGTCTCCAAGATGTCTGACGCTGAGTATAGAGAGTATCGTAAATCGCAAGGCTTAGACAGAAATTAAAGCCCATTAACTTAAAAAGGAAATACTACCATGGCAAATGAAACCAGCACCACAACCCTAGCTACACTGCAACCAAAGATTATCCGCGAAGCAATGTTCGTCGCTCAAGAAGCATCGATCATGCGCGGTATGGTTCGCAACTTTACTGTTCCTGCCTTCTCTGGCAAGACTGTTAATGTTCCATTCTACCCAGCAATGACGGCAGCTAAAGTTGCTGAACTTACTGACCTAACTAATCAATCAGTTACGACAACTGAAAAAGTGTTG